GTCTAATGTGCCAGTTGTGCCTATTCGATATTTAGCATTAACACATTTTTCCATAATAGCGGTTAACGATTTTGCCTTAAAATTATGAGCTTCATCACCAATAACCATGCCATAATCTTTAAACCATGGTGTAGGCATTTTATATACAGATTGCCAAGTTGTTATGATAACTCTATGGTTTAAATTGATTTTTTCTTTGCCAGAATATATACGATGACAATTATCTGCTACATTCCAACTATCGGTTGAACTATAGTCTCCAAAATCAGAATACATTTGTTCAACCAAAGACGTAGTAGGTACTACAATTAATACATTTTGATTTTTATTATTTTCTAAGAAGTGACGTATGGCCAAGTAAATCATTAAAGATTTTCCAGAGGCAGTAGGACTTAATAATAAAGATTTATGATTAGCTAATGCATGCTTCACCCCCGCCAGCTGGTACCCCCGGGGGCGTATAGGCGCGCCGGCGGCCGCCAGGGGCAGGCGGGAAACAAGATCATCTACATTTTCTTTTCCTGTAGGTCTATAATCTGTGACAAGACTATATCCTCTTTGCTCTGCGAATTCCTTTAAGTAATTAAATAATCCACAATATATTGTTTTCTTTCTATAATCGAATAAACGAATCTTACCGTCCCACATTCTATTTTTATATGCAGGCATAAACTTATAACCTGGAACATAAAAACAAAAATGTTCAGACAACTCTCTTTCTGTACTAGCTTCACAGCTTACTTGCAAAAAGCTTTCGTTTAATTTACCTACAACAATACGTTCCATTATATAAGATCTCTATTATATTCCACTAGTAAATTTACGCCACTCAATCATATTTTTAATATTCTGATGTCTCCACTTAATGATATCTAATATTTCTTTTAATACTGAAGATAATTCTTCTAGATATGCCATTTTAGCTTGATGTTCCTGTATAATAGGATCTGCATCATAGTATTTATCTAAATCACCTTTAAGTACAGTAACACCTCCCAAAGGATCGTATTCCCATCCCTTTGAATCTAATTCTTCTTTAGAGAGTTTACCTCCATAATGATTAAATTTATCTCGTAATATTACTTTATATTCTAGTTCTGATTTTTTAAGACGCATACGATTAGAGCTTAGTAACTCTAAGTATTTTGAGTGTAATTTTGCGGATTCTCTAGAAGCTTCGTCTAACTGCATTTCGTCTATTATGCAGTCTTTTTTCCACATCTCAAGTATTGATTCTAAATTCATAATTTCTCCATATTAAAATGATAACTGTATATTATACCACATTTTGTGGCATTTGTACATGTTTAAATAAATTCGAAGTTTGTATATTTAAACGTTACCGTTGCCTGCAAGTATTCAACATCAGATGCTTGTGATGTAAAATCGACACCACTTAAACTTGTAGGAAAACAATCACTAAACCTTATTTCTTTATTTACATTATTGTGTGACGACAATACACTTAATATAGCATCAGAAGTAAAAAGCTCGTTAGTCGTAATACAATTGTGCAACCAATCGAATGTCTCTTTATAATTTTCCATATCTTCTGTGATATTAAATGTAATAGTTAAATCATCAAATGTCAATCTATCACCAGTAAAACCTAAATTAACACCTTTGTATGGTGTTTCAACCGCGGTTAAACTTACTGAAGGTAAAGATACGCTTTGACAGAAATAATCTAAATTCGGATATTTGTTATTGTCAATATTAAATTTAAACCCTATAGGTGTTAAAAAGTTTTTATTAGTCGTTACTGCCATTTAATTCTCCGTACCAATTCCATCGACCGTTTTCTTGATCTTGTTTATTGTAATTCTTCCAAAGCCAATCGTGAAATTTAGTTTTGTATTCTTCATATGTGTATGATGTAGATCCAAATGATTTGTTTTCGTCACAATTATCTAACCACATTCTTGTCGTATATTGTTCGAATTCAGTTTCTAATTCTGCATCACCATCCCAATTGAGTTCGGTATGTTGCTTTTGTATTGTTTTATAATTCATATATCTATTTATACGCAAAAAAAAGCAGGATCCGAAGATCCTGCTTTAAAAGTGTGAAGACTTTTAGGTTTACACCATAATGTCGTCGACTCTGAAGATTCTGAAATAAGGGTTAGCTCTATCAGTACCTGTTCCGTCAGCGGCAACAAATGGGTTAGTAACCATACCATATCTAGTTTTGAAACCGATTCTTGGTTGGAAGTCGCTCTCACCAATCGCTTTAACCATAGTTAAAGGAACGTAAGGGCAGTAGAACATACCTGCGTCATAAGGATTAGATCCTCTATAACCAACACAAGCAAAGTCTATTGTTGCATAAGGATCGATATAAACTTTCATACGACCATTAAGAACACCAGCAAAAGTATTACCAGTATCATCAACATTTAGGTTTGTAGCTAGAGCTGGAGAATAATCCAATACACCAGCAGCAGCCAATGCAGAAGCAACATCAGAAGAACAAAGAACAAAGTTACCTTTTCCTCTTCTTGTTTCTTTTGAGATCACGTTAGCTTCTCTTTCGAGTTGCATAACTAGACCTTTGAATTTTTCAGCCATCCATCTACCATCTGAGTCAGTTGCAACATCAAAGATACCGCTTACTGCTGTAGATGATTGAAGAGCACCGATCTTAGCTTTAGTAAGAATAGTTCTTACCATTTCTCTGTTGATTTCCGCAAGGATCTCAGCAGAAAGAATGTTAGCTAATTCGCCTTCAGCGTCAAGACCGTGGATTGCTTTAAGATCTTGAGCAAGTTCCATAGTGTATTCAGCTTTTAGAGCTCTAGATTTTGCAGTCACTGTTGATTTCTCGATTGAGAAAGCCATTTCAGCGAATGCTGCGCCTGCTCCACCAGTAGTTCCTCTGGCTTCAGCAGTTGCTGTTGGTAAACCTGTACCGAATGTGTTAGTGATGGTAGCAGCTGCTGAATCGACGATCGTTCCGTCTGAGTCACCATCAGTTGCTCCACCTAATCCAGTAGGTTCTGCTTGATGAGTTCCAGTTCCTGAGAAATCAGTATCTGCTTCATCAAATAAAGCTTCAGTACCACCTTGAGTGCTGTACTTAGACTTCATTGCAAAGATAAGACCAGTTGGTCCTGTCATTGGTTGAACACCTGCGATATCGTAAGCGATAAGGTTAGGCATTGCACGTCTTACTAGAGAGATAAGAACCGGATCAAAGTTATCGATGTTAGAGCCAGTTGCGTTAGCAGCTGCTTCTGTTACGAATCCTTGTGATTGGTTTCTTTCTTCTTGTAAGGCGATTTCTTGGTTTTCCAAGAGTCGAGCTGTAACAGCTTGCTTGTACTTGCTATCAATAGCAGGAGCATCTGAGTGCTCAAGTACAGGAGACCATTTCTCGACTAATTTATTATCTGCGTTAAACATTTGTTTCCCCTTAATAGATAAAATTAATTATTGTGTTTTGATATAGCTTGTGTGTATCTGCTCATAACATCTGAAATTTCAACCGGAGTTGAATCATTTCCTATGACAGCGTCTACTTCACTTACAGGTTCGGCTGAATCATCTTTGAAGTAAGATTCTTTGACAGTATTAACTTTCATTTCGAAAGTTTCTTTGTCATCAAAATCAATATCTTCGACCAATGATGCAAGCTTCTCTGCGTCAGTGTCAGCAAGCCCTGAAGAAGCTTCTCTTATTACACTGTCTTTCTCAAATCTTTGAGATTTTTCGTGTAACGCGATGTTTTCTTCTGTGGTTTTATTGAGTTGTTCTTCAAGCTCAGAAACTTGATCGGCCATATCGTCGATTAAGTTTTCTTTACCATCTGGTACATCAATATAATGTTCCTTGAAGACAGTTTGTAAAGAATCCATAAATGATTCTGCAATTTCAGTCCTAAGACCAGTTGTAACTGCAACTTCATTTTCTTTCATCCAATTTTCAACAACATAGTTCAGATAGTTATCAACTTTCTCAACCATTGATGTTTGAATTTCACCAACTTCTTCTTCAAGATTTTGCGCGTATTCGCCTTCCATTCTTTCGATTTCTGCACTTAGTTTTGACTTAAGTGTTGCTTCGAAGATTGCTTCAGCCTTCGCTCTAAATCCTTCAGACAATGTAGCTTCATCAGATACTAATGCATCTAAATCTTCTGAATAATCAAATTCCACTGATTCTGCTTTAGCAGCAGCATCACTTTTCTTAGCTTTGATACTTTTATCACCAGCTTTTGGTGCAGCAGCAATAGCTTTAGCAACGGAACCATCATCTTCAGACTCATCGACTTTAGTCATTTTAGCAAACATAGCTTGCGCTTCATGTTTTTTTGCTTTCTTTAGCATCTCGACTGCAGCGTTAATAACACCAGCTTTAGTTGAAGGAGTTTTTAAAGCAGGAGCAGTTTCTTCTACTTCTTCTTTTTCTTCTTC